TTGCTAGTGCAAATGTTTATGTAGCTGGTAATGCATATGTTGTTGGAGATACATTAACATTATCAGGTGGAACTTATTCAAATATAGCCAATGTTATTGTTAGTAGTTTACAAGTTACAAACGCAACTCCACAAACTGGTGGAACTGGATACGCAGTAAATGATACTTTAACATTTAGTGGATCAAATTATACAACACCAGTTATATTAACAGTTGCGGCAGTTAATGCAGGATCAATTTCAAATCTAATAGTTACTCAATCAGGACAATTTGTTGGAAATTCTGCACCAATTAGTAACGTTACTCCAACTACACAAGTAACTACCAGTGGAACTGGTGCATTGGTACATTTTAAATGGGGTGCTGGTACTGTAACAGTTTCTACATCAGGTAATTATACTGTATTTCCAACCAATCCAGTTTCAGTAACTGGTGGAACTGGTACTGGTGCACAATTAACTGTAACTAGTGGGTATTTAACAAGTAATGATTTTAGTATTAATGCTGGTGCTGGTAATGTTGTAATTAATGTTCCGGCTTCACCAAATAATACGTTAACTGGTGTAGTAAATGCTATTAATGCAGCATTTCCATATGGTCCAATTGTTGCAAACGTAGTAGTAGCTGGTGCGTTTGATTATTTACAAATAACTAATCAAAATGGAACACAATTTACATTACAAGATATTAGTGGATTGCCATTAAACAATTCTGGTATCAATGTTGGATATACATTTGGTACTCAATTGGTATATCAAGGATATACACCAAATCTAACTGTACCAAGTGGACCTAATTTAGTAGCTCCAAATAATATATGGATTAATACTACTCCAACTGATCGCGGATTAAATATAATACTTAATCGTTATAGCAATGGTACATGGGTTCCACAAAATAGTAATCCAAATACACAAAATATACCAGTTTATTTAGATAATACATATGCTAATGCAGGATTTAGTTCTCAGTTAGCATTAAGTAGTATATATGCTCAATATAATGTTACTGGTGCAAATCCACCATTAGCTGATTTAATGTTAAATGTTTATCAATCAACATTAAACCAAGCACCAATTTGGGAACAATTAACATATACACCAGATGTAATACCACCAGTTGGACCACCAGCAGCTGGTACATTATGGTTCGATGATAGTATACAATATGAATTTATGGTAAGTGACGGTCAAATCTGGCAAGGTTATAGAGTTAGATTTCCAGCAACTGATATAAATGGACCAATTCTTGATGCATCTCAACCAATTTCACAAAGTACTGGCGCTCCATTACAAGATAGTGATATATGGGTAGATACATCACAGCAAAACACATTTGTTGCATATAGATTTGATGGTACTAGCCAAACATTCGTATTAATAGATAACACTGATAATGTTACTCCAGCTGGTATTATATTTCAAGATGCTAGGGCAAGTGCAAATGGTACTTTAAATGGACCAGTTGGTATACAAGCAATGATATTAAGTAATACTGTTGACCCTGATGCACCAAATGCATTATTATATCCAGCTGGTTTATTATTAATGAATACCAGATGGAGTACAAATAATGTTAAACGTTGGAATCCAAATTGGTTTACAAATAGAACTGTTGACGGACTACCTGATACAGGACGTTGGGTCACAGCAAGTGGTAAGAGCAGAACAAAACTTCTTTAACTTAATGGCATGTCCTGGATATGTAGAAGTATTAGAAGACATGGTTAATATGAATGTTGACAAAGATTATGTATTCTTCGTAATTGGTGATACACCAATTGGATTACCACCAGATGGTACTAGTGTACAAAATTGGGCAACAAATGCAGCAGACGTAGCAGGTGATGGTCCAGCAGGATTAACTACTGCAAATCCATATGTTGGATTATGGTATCCTTGGGTATTAACTACTAATTTGGATGGTACAGAAGTATTAGTTCCACCAAGTACTTCTATATTACAAGTTATGGCATATAATGACCAAGTTGCTTATCCATGGTTTGCACCAGCTGGTTTTAACAGAGGTGTATTAACTAATGCAAACAGTGTTGGATATTTGTTAAATGGACATTATCAACCAGTAATATTAAATCAAGGTGAAAGAGATGTTCTTTATGTTAATAACATTAACCCAATAGCATATTTTCCAAATAGAGGAATTGTTGTATTTGGTCAGAAAACATTAAATTCAATTTCAACTAGTGCTTTAAGTAGAGTAAATGTTGCAAGATTGATTAATTACTTGGCATATAACTTAAATCTACTTGCATTGCCATTCTTGTTTGAACAAAATGATGCTATTACAAGAGCTACTGTAGTAAATGTATTTAATGGCTTTATGGGAACTTTGATAAGTAGTAGAGCTTTATATGATTTCGCTGTCGTATGCGACCTATCAAACAATTCCCCTACTACTATAGACGAGAATAAGTTGTTTATAGATGTAGCGATCCAGCCGGAAATTAGCATAGAATTTATCTATATTCCAATATTGATCTATGCAACTGATGCACCTAATTTCCCATCAGGTTCATCAAGTACTAGTTAATATTAGTAAGATATTATTAATTTTAAATTTAAGGGCTTTAATTAGCCCTTATTTTTTGTCCATATCCATTTAGTGTGCCCACAATCCCAAATTCTACTAAAACCACGTTCTTCCATAATAAGTGCTTCTGTTAAATTTTCGTCATATCCATCTTTAACTAATTGATCTTTTCTAAATTTAAATCTATGATATCTTTTATCACCTTGAATATACCAATAATTTGGTGTAGTATTACCACTATTAATAAATCCTAATTTTAAATAAACATTACCAGTATTCCATCTAAGATCTGAATAACTAATTATACTTTCTGGGTTATATTCGTCAATGAATTTTTTGAACAATTTTGATGCAGCACCTGGAATATGTCCAATAACACTAAATCTTGTTAATTCCCAATGATTTTCAATATGTTCTTGCCCTTTAGAAATAGACAGTTTTGCGAAATCCATAACTGCTATCAAATTATTATTATATTTTAATCCATATGCAATAGTACCAGATCCTCTACCCTGTATATGATATAATTCATGAAATTCTTTTGCAATAGTTGAACTAATTTTTTCTATAGTACATTTTCTAGCATAAATTTTATCTAAATTATTTGATATATTAAAAATATGTAATAATCTTGATTTTACTATTTCTTTCTTGTAAATCCATTCATCTTCAAAAATTTGAATAAGTCTAACATTTTTTTCTAAACATTTGTTATGCTTAGTAACATGATACCATTTATTTTTACCAACTTTTTCTGAATGCCAATATAATCCATTATATTCGATACCTAAACTTAAATCAGGTATATAAATATCAATTTCAAACCCATTGCTAAGAATAGATTTATCTTGAGGTATTATTTTGAGATTTAAATTACAACTAACCCAATTATATAATTCTAATTCAGCCTCACTGACTGATTTTTTAGGAAAGCAATTAACACAAACGAATGGATTTATATTAGAGTCTTTATTTCTAACTACTATATTATTACATTTATTACATGTTAATTTAATATAATGTTCGGGTGTATGTTGTTCTACATTATATCCTAAATTATTCCAAATATTTGTAAGTTTTTCAAATGTTTTATTTTTAACAGTATCAAAATATCCGTTATCTATTTTAGTTTGCCTAATTATTTTTGCACGCTCTAATATTTCAATGTTATGTTTTTCAACATATTCTTTAACACTAATTGAAATTTTTTCTTTTGTTTCTTCTGATAATGTTTTACCTACATTTGGATGGCCGATTTCTTTATAATGTTCTTCTCTTTTGGCAACCATATCTCTTATTTTTTGTAATTCTTCTGGATCAGTTACTTTTTTACCTTTATTATGTGGAACTCTACCAGATAACTTTTCTGACATTAGTTGTTTTGATTCATCTGTGTGTTTATTTCCAAAATTTGGATTATTTTCTCCAGATGACATCCCTCTTCGTAAATCTCTATACTCTTGAGTAGAAAGACTATCTTTTCCAAATTGTGCTTTATATTCAACTGAACTGATACCGTGTACATTTTTTAAATGTTTTCCAGATATTACGGTATCATATTGCTTATCACATAGTTGGCAAATTATTGGCATTTTTTACTTCTAATAAAATTAATATCTAATATTATAATTAAATTAAAATTATGTCAACTGAAATTATCTGGTATATACATATTTTAACTTACCACAATCCCAACTTCTTGGTATACCCATTTTAATCATTACTTCTTTTTCAGTCATGCTATCAGTATCTAATATATCACCAAACATTTTTTTTAAATTCTTTTTTCTAAAATTAAATTTATGTTTTCTTTGGCCATCAACTACATATCTATAATCTGGTTGTAAAGTATCTACTAATTTAAAATTTAATTTATTATATAAATTACCATCAGACCATCTTAAATCAGCAAATGAAATAATCTCATTTATATCAGTATATAACTTTAAAAAATAAGAAAATAGCTTACTTGCTCCACCAACTACTTGGGTACTAGTAGCAAATCTAGTTAGATAAACACTATTTTCTTTGTATTTTTCAAAACTCATCATTGCTACATAAGTATTATTATATACTAATGCTAAAGTAATAGAAGATCCTTTATCCCAACCTTGTATATGATTACTTTCATAAAATTCTTCTATACTTGATATATTATAAATCTCATATGCTTTGGTATTTCTTGCATATAATTTAGTTTCAGTTTTACCTAATTTATGTCTTAATATATTGTGAATTTTACTAACAGAATTTTTATATTCATCTTCAAACATAGTTATTAATTGGTAACCATTCTTATTAGCTTGTATCATTTTATTTTTGTAAAAATTAATATTTTGATTTAAATCATTAATATTAGATTGTAATTCACTATATTCTATAGCTAAATTAGCTTCTGGTACTACGATATTTGGTAAATTAATATCAGTATTAAGTATTACATTTGTAAATCCTAATTCTTTAATAAATTCATATAATTCTAAATTTGGATCATTGTGTTGTAAACTGAAAAATTCTTCCACTAAGTTAAACCTTCATTAAATTAAAAATTTTAATAAAAAACTAGCAATAACTCAACCTTAAAAAGCAAAATATTAGTTTTGCATAAATAATATTAACAAATTTAAGGAGAGACAAACAAATGGCTACTTTACCTTCTCAGGGTGCCAATTTTACATTAAATAAGTTTGGTGTGCCACTTATTACCAATGGTAATGTGGGTGCAGGCATTCTTATGCCTAAGTTAAAATATAGATTTAGTGTTTTAGCTACCAATTTTGGATCAAATACAAAACAACAAAACTTTACTCAGCAATGTATTTCGTGTGGACGTCCAGATCTAAATTTTAATAGAACTGAACTACATAGTTATAATAACGTAATGTATATACCACAAAAACCACAATGGAGTACTATAGATATAGTATTTCGTGATGATTTACAAGGTAATATAAACACATTAGTTGGTCAACAAGTACAGAAGCAAATGAACTTCTTTACAATGAGTAGTGGTGTTGCTGGCCTAAATTATAAATTTCAATTAAATGTATTAACACTAGATGGTACTAATGTTAATGGACAAACTGCCGCAAGTGCATTAGAAGCATGGTATCTTGAAGGTTGTTATATACAAGATGTTAAATATGACAGTTTTGATTATTCAAGTAGTGAACCAGTAGTAATTACATTAACTGTTAGTTTTGATAACGCAACACAAAGTTATAATCCAGAATCATTGGGTGAAGGAACAGCTGATGGTGATCCAGGCGATTTAGCAACTGGTTTAAATGGTGGTACTACTGTATTAGCAGGATAACATTGATGTTAAAAAGGCTGACTTATAATAAGTTAGCCTTTTTTCTTGGATAAATATATTATAATGCCTACCTCACTGAGAAATAGTCAATTAGCTTCTATATTCTATGGTGCCCAAGCATCATGGCAGCCAATGACTATGATACCTAAATATAGGTATATGTTTTATGCAAATTTCCAATTAAATGGAAATGCACCACAAATGGATCAAACATTTTTAAAAAATTTGGGTAGTAGTTCACCAGGTAATATTAGTTTTAAAATAAAAACAATTGATAAACCAAAAATTGATTTAACTACTGTTGAATTAAATCAATACAATAGAAAAAGATTAATTTACACAAAAACAGAATATTTGCCATTTACTATTAAAATACATGATTCAGTTGATGGCAGTGCTATTCAATTTTGGAAAGATTATTTTACATATTACTTTGGTGATTCAAGGCCAAAATCAGCAAGTGCTTATCAATATTCTACTTCAGGACCAACAATACCAGTTCTTGACAATCCAAATGGATGGAATTGGGGATTAAGTGCAATAGCAGAAGATACTAATTTTTTTACTAGATTAGATCTATATTCTTTGTTTGGTGGAAATTTGGTTGGCACTGCTGGTGGTACTGGTGAATATCAATTAACTTCTTATATTACTTTTAAATATGAAGCAATACAATATAATCCTATACAGAAAGGTGTAAGTTCTTTATTTCAATTTAGTGCAGACGGTAATGCATTTGATGTACAACCTGGTGTAAATACAACTTTTATTCCGTCGCCTGGGCCAAACACTACTCAACAAAATAATTTTTATAATCCATTAAATATCACGCCAACAATTGTATCACAAGGATTAAATTCAATTATTGCTAGTGCTGTTAATAATCCAGTTACTGGTGCATCACCTGGTTATGCAAACACCGTTGTAGATTCAAGCACAACTAATAGTGACCTTACCAATTCAACTAGTTTTATATATACTGCAGTAAGTGCTAATGCTGGTTTATTAGATTTTGGAACTTAAATGGCAAATGATTTAACTCAACTCACAATACAACAACAATTACAATTAAATAACGGTGCAATTACTATTGCTAATACAGGTGGTTCTTATCAGTTTGTTAATGCAAGTACTGGATTACCTTTAGAAAATACTTCTGCTAGTGCTAGTAATTTTTTATTAGCTAATACGCCAGGAGTTTATCAAACTGGGTTAAGAGCAAGTGTTTATAATTATGCATTAGGTTTGTTTGCCGGAAAAACAGTACCAAACGAAGTAGTTGATACATTGGCTGCAATGGCGGCTTATTATTCTACTCAGACAGGCCAATCAGTAACATCATTATTTAATAATGGTGTTTTATTAAATCAATTTTTAGCTACTATAAATAATTTTAGAGGTGGTACTAGTCAAATAGGGTATGCTGGGTTAAATATACAACCAAATTGGGCTAATAATCAAGTAATTAGAGCTAGTATATCAAAAGCAATTGAACCATGGGATGCAGTTGGAGTATTGTCTCAAAGAGTTCAATATAACAATGAACCACTTGGATTTACATATTATGCAACTGATACCAGTACAGTTTACAGTAGAAGTGATGAACTTTCAATTGGCTGGGTAGTATATTCAAATTTTGAACCAGTGTGGCCTTCATGACAAGTAAATATAGTCAAGGGTATTTTATACCAAAACATCCAGAAAAAATAATAGGAAATGCTAATATTTTCTCAAGAAGTAGCTGGGAGTGGAAAGTTATGTGTTTTTTAGATGAACATCCAAGTGTAATTCAATGGGCAAGCGAAAGTATTAAAATACCATATGTTAATCCATTAACTGGCAAAAGAAGTCAATATGTTCCAGATTTTCTTGTATTATACAAAGATAAAAATGGCAAACGACACGCAGAATTAATTGAAGTAAAACCAAAAAAAGAAGCATTAATGGA